GTAGTACCACTAGTCATAGTGATATAAGCTAGAATTACATAATAGGCAGTCGTGCCACTAGCACCATCTGCTGTTATAGCAGTTCTTATTTTGCTATCATTCGGCGCAACTGGTGATGAAGCTGTGTTGCCCTCTACTACGATTAGCCCACATGCTCCTGGGTTGTCAGTAACCGTATCCACACCAGATGGCGGATTATCTACATAAGCTACAATAGCGTCAATTCTTGAATTTGTGCCTGGTGCAGCTCCAATTGTAACATTAATTGGGCTATTACTAATATTGTTTATAGAAGTCTTATTTCCGGCATTATCTTCTGCTATAGCCGTATCTCTTGTAGTACCATTACCACCAAGAGAAACAGTCAAACCAGAGTTAGGCGCACAAGCCCAACCGCTTAAGACTCCTCTTGACAGAGCGCCCATTACGTCGTTAAACGCATTTACGGACGTTCTACCGCCAAAAGCACCATTTGTACCTATGGCGTTATTTGGATTCGTCATTTTTCTCCTTTCTTATTAAATCGTTATACTCGGCGAAACTCGCCACTCGCATTTTCACTTTAACTGCATTGCACTTCGGGCAATTTAGCACGCAATCTATGCTCTTATCTGTATCTCCTAGAATCCAACCACACTTTGGACATCTAATCTTAATCGCACCCATCACACAAGCCTTTCATCAAAGTAACACCTGCAATTTACATGAGCGTCTGGTATTCTACCGCTATCATTCCAACTTGAATGTTCCCAAGATACCAGGCCATCTTCTGTTTCTATCATATCTGGGAATGCTTTGCCTAAATCAACAGTTGTGCCTTCCATAGCTTTGCATATAGGGCAAACGTCAGCGTCGCCAGAGGTTCGCCATACTAATTGAACATTTAGTCCGTATTTCTCAGCTAAAGTTTCGTCTTGCTCTAAACGTCCGCTTCTAATAGCGTAAAGTGTTTCATTTCTAGCAATGAGTTCTGCCTTTTCTCTTGGCATTACTTCAGACAACCTCTCCGCTATTTGATTGGCCGTTAAATTTTCTGTACCAGCAAGCGTTTTCTCAATTACTTGTTGTGTATAGTCTACATAACCTTTTGCCAATTGATTTGCTCTAACACTTATACGTTCTTTAAGGCTTTCAGATACATAGAACTCACCACCAGTGATTGTCTTTATAATTTCATCTGCTACGTCTTCTTCGGCTAATAAAGACAAAGCTTCCGCTCCGCTTTTCTCACCTATGATTGCGTCCTCTAACAAAGTGTCTATCATCTTTTCTATGGTTGCGTCTATATCATAGTCCTGTTGCTTCATTATCTTATCAGCAAGAGCTATAAGTTGGTCATAGAGCTTTTTCTCTTCTGGCGTCATTTCTGGCAACTTGTCTAATGAATGGTGGCAGGTGCAATTATGACCGTGAATTACATCCGCCACTGGTTCTTTTGGGCAAGGCTGCACCTCATCAACAGTGGCCTTGGCTGGTGTAGTCGCCGTATAATCAATCTCTACTGGCGAGTTAAGCTCACCAACCAAGCCCTTATTGTATATCCCCCTAGCAGCGCTCAACCATGTATCTGGCAAGCCTAAAGCTTCCACCGCAGATTCGCCACTCGCACCTGCGCTTATAAGATTAACTAGCGCTTCACCACGAATACGACCAATCTCGGCTTTTGCCTTTTCTCTTTCAGTAAGTTCCGGTATTTCAAGGTCAAAACTAATTTTATACCCAATACCACCAGTTATACGATTCAACTCATGCTCAAACTGGTTCCAAAAGCTAATCAAAGCTGGGTATACCCGGTTCATGATAAATTGCTGGCGTGTAAGTTCGGCATTGTCGTATTTTGCGCTAGAATCGTCACCGAGTATGAAGTTAGATACACCAACAGCCTTATTCAATCTGTCATTTACAATATCTACAATTTCACGAATAGCAAGCGTAGAGTTATTACCCTGAATTGTTTTAACTTCTACTTGGTCTACACTCTGTCCAGTATCATTGTCCCATTGTCGCCACGCATAAACAGTCTTATTGCGGTTGTGAGCACCCTTGAGCTTGTTTTCAAGCTCTTTACGAGTCTTATCATACTTTTCAAACGTGCTAGCTGTGATAAATGTTATAGTAGCAGGAATAGCACCATTTTCAAAGTAAGCTCTTTGGTATTGTGCGATTAAATCATCAATCTGCGCCCAAACTCTAACAGCACTTGCCGGCGAAACACCACGTTGTACATCTCGTGGACTTCTAGAGAACCGAAGTCGCATGACTTGGTCTTCATCGAGCGTTTCCATACCATCGGTAGTCATTACTTGCCAAATCCACTTGCCATATCCTAAATAAATCCGGCATTGTGGCGGTATGACAGTATAACCAATTATCTTATCACGGTCATCTTTCCATACATGAATATCAAGCTCATCTTCAGTAAGCCAAGTAGCAAACATTAAGTCAGCAAATTCAGCCCAACCCATCTCATCGTTAGGATTGCGAAGCCACGCAAGCTCCGGTGCTCTAGCCTCTGGTACTCTAGCACCTCTATCAGTCACCGCATACGGCATGACTACTTTCATCTCATTTACCAGCGGTCTAATTTGAGCAAACAAATTCTCATAATCAGAACATAACGGACTCAAAAAGAATTGATTGGCAAGCTCCCTAGAGAAGTTTCGACTCTTTTTACGCCTAACAGCGTCCTTAAAGTTATCAATTATCCCCATTCTTCACCACCTTTTTGCTTTTCTTCGCCTTTTTATCGGCTTTTTTCACTATTTCTGGCTCTTTTTCAACAAAATCTTCCAATTTATAGCTGAATTTATTTCCATCAGTAAAGAACGGCATAGAGCCTAATTTGTGCTTAAATACGGCTTCATGAATTAGATTTTTACCCTCATCACTAGCAAAAGACACTTTGCGCACATTTAAGTCTTTATCGAATATGAGTTTCTTTAATTTCTTGCCCCTATCACCGCACATTACGCAATCTTGGTAAACACAAATAATCTCATTATCCATTATTTTGCCCCTCTATTTCTCTAGTGATATATTTTTCAATAGCACCATTAGTAGCTTCAGACAATCTGTTCAAACCAGTTTCACCGCTAGTCAAATAAGTCCTAATGACTTCTTTGTCTGCCTTGCTTAACTTGTTTCTAATAAAATCTTTGGCATAATCATCATCAAAACAAGAAGCCAGAACGTCATCTGCAATTCTAGCTTTTTCTTCCGTTTCAAATGATATTTCTTGTAAACGCAGTTTCTTTTCTGCGTCTATTTTTGGCTCGCATAGCTTCCCCTTGAAGTCTATTGGTTCGAGTCCGTTAAAGTGTAGCATGCTCTTAGCTCCTGTTTAGCTACTTTAATAGTATCACATTTTAAGCAATATCGCAATTCAAAAATGGGAGTGGTCCCGAAGGTACACTCCCGACCTTGAGGGATACACCCTCTATAATAGCTATTATATCACAAAACTCCGCCAAGTGTGCTCATAAAAGCCTGGCGGAGATGTATTTTAATTATACCACACTATTTACAAATATCGTGCGAACCTTGAATTGTCCAGGAGCAACCGTTGGCGGCGGCATAATCAGCACGCCTTTGGTCTTTGTGATTTTCATATATAACCATTAAACCAAGCACGATGGCTACTGATAAGATTATTTTTATGGTGGTTTTTATTTTTGTTTTTGTGTTCATTTTTGTTTCTCCTTTAATTAATTTTACTATAACTTATTATTTTTGCGTTCTTTGCCCATTGCCCAACCTCGTCATTCTTAAAAAGTTCAAACTCATCCTCAATACTTCTACCGTCTCAATCTATTACTAAATAAACTATCCCTTCTGTTGTTTCTATTTCATATGTGTGCTGTTCCATTTTTTCCTTTCGTTGCTTTATTTATTATACTTTAATTATAACAAACCACAAACAATAAGTCAATAGTTTTTTCTTGTAAAATTGACTTTATAAGCAATAGTTTTCCACATGTTTTACAGAGGTCTAGAACTCAATTCTCTTTTTGCTTAAA